CTGGCCTTGACCTTGACCTTGAGCCAGCCAGTGTCTGCTGTCAGCCTAGCTGTCTACAACATCATGGTTGGGTCTATGGAACCATTAGAGTCACAATGAACATACAAGGCCACCGACTGCAGGTCACACTGCCCTACTTCACAGTTGATCTAGGCAGCTACACACAGGCTCTAGATCACGCACGACAGGCTCTAGAGGAACTGCGAGTAGAAGAACCCTCCATAATGAGCAATGTAGTTGCGGACTATGTCAGCCCCTATGACAGTCACAGGCGTAATCCAAAACTGGCGCCTCTGTGCGCTTTGGCCCGCACCTGCTGCGAATACGTCACAGAAACTGTGCTGGGACAACGTCTAGAACTGGCAGTGATCAATTGCTGGGTAGCAGACTACCGACCAGGTGATTTCACACACAGGCATGATCATTGGCCCATGCTGTTCAGCTGTGTGATCTACCTAGACTGTGATCAAGACAGTGCACCGTTAGTACTGGCCAATGACACTGTGGTTCAAGCTAGTACGGGCAGGATGGTGATCTTTCCAGGATGGGTAGAACACGAAGTCCTACCCACTGCCAGTGCTCGTAGCTGTGTGGCAATCTTGCTGCCATGTGGGATCGAGCAAGAGATTGTTGATCCCGAAGGGGCCGCAAATTTTTTATCTGCGAAGCAGCAGCGCAGATTTTTTGTAAAGGATTTTACAAGATGTATCTATTCAATCAAAGACTGGCCGCGGAATGGCAGGACTTTGATATCTCATATCCACAATGGTTACGTACACGAGTCTTGGATGAGTTATACTACGTAACTGCACTGGTAGTTGCATGTGTAACATGTTTTGCAGTGGGCATGATCGTGGGTATGGTATGGACTTGGGTCTAACAGCATGCGGGCCGCTAGAGAACTATAATATTACAAGGAGACAGCTATGGCTAGGATTAGGGAATGGTTGGAGATCGCTGTGTTGATCACGGCTATGACTGCATGGGTTTGGTATTGGTATGAGATCACGCACTGATGCAGAAATTGGTCTATTATCTAGTACACCAAGACACAGAGCTACGGCTGGGTTACTATAAGACTCTTGCTGGCGCAAGAATCGCCCAACGAGCTCGTAACTCGCACTTGGGCTTTAGACACAGAATACAAAGAGTGAATCAGGATAATTGGGAAGTGGAACAGTGTGTGGTACAGGATCAAATAGTGGCAGCTACCTATGTGATAGTAGAAGATCACATAGAACTAGAAGATCTGTTACTGAGCTAAGAACTCCATAAACAGGGAGGTTCAAGTTGCGTATAAGCAAATAAATAAAAGACAACACACAAGGATCACCGATGGCAAACTACAAGAAAGCAAGTGTTATAGTAATAGCAGCTGCCACTGGCACACAAAGCATTACCAATGCAGCAAGTGCAGCAGCATTGCAGTTCACAGAAACCACAGATCAAATGGACTATGCCAACACTGTGAATGCATTCGATGGCGAAACATTTACCACACCCTATACTGGCTTTTATCAGATAAACTTCAGCTTGTATTGGGGCGGTGCTGCACAGACTGCTGGATTTGTCTCTGTTGTCAAAGTGAGCGGGTTTACAACTATGGCAACACTGATGAATGGTGCCATGGGTGCTGGAGAAATCCGCAATGTGAGTCGTGTGCTTAGATTGGTCAAAGGTGATCAAATTAGACTCTACTGTGCTCAAACCACAGGTGCTGCCGCAACACCCACTGCAAGTGGAACCACACTGAGTATTGTGCGTGTGGCCAATGCTGGTTAAAAACACTATACACACATAGGCCCCGCTGCAATGGATTGTGTATATGTGCATATACAGTGAAAAACACTCAGTAAGTGTGATTTACTGACCCCTGGATTGCGTGTAGAGGCCGCTACGCAGGCCGTGGGAGACGAAATGGTGCAGAATAGTGTGACAAAGTGCAATAAAGTGTGGAATTGTGTGACCATTTGAGCATAGCCTCTCCCTCCACGGTGATGTCAAAAAATTCTGCATGATTTTTTCTGTGAGATCACCCGATTTCTTACCATTCGCCACCATTTTGTCACCAGATCCCACCGTGCCCCTGACCAAAAACGGTGAATCTACGGTGGCCCCGCTGCAGGGGATTCATGTGCTGACACTATATCACAGCTATATACTAGCGTGATCATGATCGCTGCCATGCTGCCCTTGTTGCTGACGCTCACACACATAGCTGTTCAGGACGATTCATACACAGTGAGATCACAGGCTAGACTCTGTGTGATATGTTATCTCGCGATCGCTATGGTGATTTGGATATAGGCCCCGCTGCTAGATATTAAAAAACCCATTGACAGCATCTGGATTTGATCGTATAATATACACATGCGAAAGAAAAGAGCACTCAGTAACAGCAGAGATTGGACCATGACACTACCAGATGAAAGATACCGTGCAGTTGTATATACCCGGCAGTTTCTGCTGCGACTGCTGACCACACCTAGGATCCCCAAAGCCGTCAAGGCAGAGGCACGCAGCTGTCTACGGCACTATCCCACAGACTATGACATGCTTCGCGCAGTTACAGCAGCACCAGAGGTATTCCAGGAACGCATGGAGGATCTACACAGATTCGTAGCTGCGGGTCGTGCAGCAGCACAGCAAGAGGATGACAAAGATGCAGAACTCTTGAGAGGATACCGAGAGTTGTAACACATTCGGGCCCCTAGCTCATGTTGGTTAGAGCAGCGGACTCATAATCCGTTGGTGCCCGGTTCGACTCCGGGGGGGCCCACCACTAGAGTGTAAGCAGCAGCCCTTAGCTCAGTTGGATAGAGCAACAGCCTTCTAAGCTGTAGGCCACTGGTTCGAATCCAGTAGGGCTGGCCATGATCACGTTAACAGCAGCAACAGCAGCAGAGAGAGCACAGAGCACAGTGTACAAACACCCGAACCCCATGGATCCTCTAGATCCGTTTAAACGTTGGTATCGCGAGCTATGGCCTGCGCAGCGTGTGGGGGTGTGGCTGTGCCTAGCTGTGATCGTTTGGGCACTGCTGCTGTGGGTCACGATTTAGCCGCGAGCACTGCTGCTGGGAGAAACCCTATGACCCTTGTGGCTATAGGGTCTTTGTCTTTTTGGTTGACAAATTGGATAGCCTATGCTATAATGTTAACATGAACTTAGAAAAGCCCACCCGCAAACGTCGTGTTGATCGTACTCATATCATCTATGAGCTACGTGTCAACGGTGCTAGCTACATAGGAGTCACTGCCAAAACAGAGACTACTATTAATAAGAGCGTGTTGGCTCGTGCGGCCAAGCACTTCTATCGCGCCAAGAAAGAGAACAAGGACTGGCTGTTGTGCCGGGCCCTGCGTGAACTCAGCGACAAGAGCGAGATCGAAGTACTAGTTCACGAAACACTGCGAGGCAAGGCCGCGGCCCACAAGCGTGAAGTGGCTCTACGTCGCGCAATTAACCCTACACTGAATACGGATGTTCGTGGGGACTGATTGACAAGGCTGCCGTTTGGTAGTATAATAGACACATAGACAACAAAGGAGCGATATGATTAAAGAAGACCTCAACGTTATCGAAGGCATCAAGGCCCGTTTGAATACAGGCATGCTGGAGACCATGATGTACATTGATGCAAACTCTGAAGAGTTCACGCTAGCAGAGCTTAGGGCCTACTTTAGGGTTCGAGCAGAATTCCAAAAATTGTTTGAACCCGCCTAGGGGTTGACAGCTGAGCCGTTTGATGCTATAATACACACATGTTAACAAAGGAGCGAACAATGAAGACATTAGAGAAGTTTTTAAAAGACAAGAATCACTGGAACAGTTTCTTCAAGGGTCCCCAGTACAGTCTTAATAGTGCCGCAGACCGTCAGGCTGTAGCAGACATGATTGACTCTGCACTAAGCCCAGAGAACCTTACCTGTGATGGAGAACTGCCCAGAGCAGAGGTCCAGCGCCGTTATCGAGAGTTGATGACAGCGGCCAAACAGCTGAAAAAGTATGACCCTGAGGTCAAGTTCTACGAATACGACGCGGAGATTGCATAATGGGCACACGATCAAGAGTGGGTGTCATGCATGGCACAACGTGCAAAAGCGTATACTGTCACTATGATGGCTATCTCAGCTACACAGGCGAGATCCTCAACAAGCACTACGACAGCAGCAGGGCCAATGCTTTGGTAGCACGTGGGGACAATTCGGGCGTCAAAGAGACCCTAGCTGAGATGAACTTCTATGCAGCACAGGGGGATGAACGTGCGGAGTGGATGGTCGCTCACACATTCGAAGAGTTCCTCGATCAGGTTGAAGGCTCAGGCTGCGAGTACTACTACGTGATGCGGGACGGTGTTTGGTACGCAGGTTCAGTCTACGACGCCACAGGCCTGCGCAAAGGCGGTCTAGTGCCCCTCGCAGATGCTCTAGCAGCTACCACCATTGAGCAACTGATAGCAGAAGATGAATGACCCTAGGGTACGTAGGGTTATAGCTGTTTGGGGTTGACAGCTACGCCAAATGATCATATAATAGACACTATGTTAAACACACACATGGAGCGAAACATGAATATCACATTCACAGAAGGTTGGTACAATATCAAGGGTCACCCCACCAATGTTGCGGGCATGACCTTCCGACTGGTAGAAGACTACAAGGTTGCAGTCACAGGCGAAGGCTACATCACTGTAGAAGGCGGTACCCAGCCCGGTTTCCCTGATCGTAACATACGCATCAAATGCCGTCAGGGTGACTACACCCTGGAGAACTCTGCCACTGTACCACAAGGAATCAGCATGCTGAAAGCACTCAAGAAGCCCACCAAGAACTCCGCAGAAGTCACGGACTTCACACAGATCAAAGTGCCTGATGCCGTGGTTGCGCACCAGTCAGACGAAGCAATTGTAGAGCGTCTGCGCAATCGCTTCCAAGTACTGCAGGACATGACGCAGGCAGTCAAAGAAGGTACTGTTCGTGCCATGATCGTAACAGGCCCTCCGGGTGTGGGCAAATCGTTTGGAGTTGAAGAGGTGCTCAGCAAGCAGGATCTATTCAACACGCTGGGCAACAAGCGTCCCAAGTACGAGATCGTGAAAGGTGCCATGAGTGCCATTGGACTTTACTCTAAGCTCTACCACTACAGTGAAAAGGGCAATGTCATCGTGTTTGATGACTGCGACTCAGTGTTGTTGGACGACTTGAGCTTGAACATTCTCAAGGCCGCTTTGGATTCCAGCAAGAAGCGTACCATCAGCTGGAACACTGACAGCCGTATGTTGCGTTCAGAGGGGGTGCCTGACAGCTTTGAGTTCAAGGCAGGTGCTATCTTTATCACCAACATCAAGTTTGAGAATGTACGCTCTAAGAAGCTACAGGATCACTTGGCGGCACTAGAGTCACGCTGTCACTACGTGGATCTGCAGATGGACACAGACCGTGAAAAGGTCTTGCGTATCAAGCAGATCGTAGAAGATGGCATGTTAGACAGCTACGAGTTTGAGCCTGTGGTTCGCGACGAAGTAGTAGACTTCATCGTAGAGAACCGTGGCCGTATGCGTGAGCTGAGCCTGCGCACGGTGCTGAAAGTATCCGATCTGCGCAAGAGCTTTCCTACCAATTGGAAGAGCATGGCAGAAGTCACAGTGATGCGGGGTACCCATTGATGTCAGGGTGCCAATATCTGGGTTCGGAATACGACCCTCACAGACACAGAGGGCCCACGCCCTTCTGTGGTGCTGAGACCATTGCAGGCAAGAGCTACTGCCACGAGCACTACTACGTGGTCTACAAGAAGGGCACAGCAGTCAACGGCAAGAAGCGTGAGAAGGCTGTGGACCAAGAAATTGCTGATCTGAAACGCCAGCAGGAAATAGAGGAGATTGACAATGTTTGACAGTATGATAAAGATAGTGTTGGCCATAGTGCTGATCGTGGTCTTGTTGGCCATTGGGCCATGGCTGGTGATATGGGCCTTGAACACCATGTTCCCCCTGCTGGCCATTGAGTTTACGTTTTGGACATGGTGTGCAGTAGTGATCCTGGGCACCTTCCTTCGGGCAAATGTCACGATAAAACGGAAGGATTGAGGTTGCATCTGCGATAACAATCCTGTAATATTAACTAATGCTGAAGAACAGATAATCAGCTGTTAACAAAGGAAACTTAAAAATGAAGAGATTCAATCCAGAAACCAAGACTTTCAAAGTCTTCACAGCACTCTACAACGGTGCAGCTCTTACAGCAGCTCAAGCTCGTAAAATGGGTGTAGGCAACCTGTCAGCAGAAGTCAGCCGCATCAAGCAGAGTGGCTATGCTGTTTATTCAAACAGCCGTACAGCTGGCAACGGCGTGACCGTCACTGAGTACGTGATGGGCAAGCCAAGCCGTGAGATCGTTGCACTGGGCTACAAAGCTCAAGCAATGGGCATCACTCTTTAATTAGGGTTTCAAAGCAACTATACCGATTCGCTCCCGGGGCAGTTCTTTGGGGTGTTGTAGAAATACAACACCTTTTCTTTTGGCCGGCACTCCCAAAAAGAGGTTGACAGTTTGGATACATAGTGTTATAATACACACATGAACAAGCAAGGAGCGACTATGAAATTCACTGCTGAACAAGTTTGGGCCTGTGCTGCTGCTGCGCAGCGTATCAACGGTGGCTACTTCAAAGAAGATAAATGGGAAAACGTCAACGACCAGGCTCGTAAGGTCAGCGATGCCAACAAGGTCATGGTCAAGGCGTGGTTACGTGATCAAGACTACTCCCAGATCACTGCTGCAGATACAGCGGAAGGGATCCGTGCTCGCAACCATTTCAAATCTTACACTCTACTGGCCATAGCTGGCAGACTCAATGATTTCCAAGAGACTGCGATGAAGCTGGCAGCCAAGGAAGAGTTCACAGGCCGCGACATGTATGATTTCGCTGTGATTTCATGCTTGCCTTCAGTGGCTGTGCGTGATGCTGCGAACGCGGAACTCAAACGCGAGATCTATACCTCGGAACAGCTCCAAGGAGCTGAAGGGGATAGGATCCAGGGCGAAGTCACAGTGATCAACGCCCGTTTCAATCCTGACTACAACAGATACAAGATCCGGGGTCGCATGGGCGAGAGCTTCGTGGACTTTTGGTTCGGGTCCGCTCTTGAAGGCGCAGTCAATATCAAGGCCAAGATCAAGAGCCAGCGTGGCGATAAAACAACAGCTCTAAACTATGTGAAAGTCCTTGGTTGACAAATGGGTAAATTGGTGTTATACTTATGACACTGAGAGATTAATTGTTTTAACTGTTCTAACTAGCGAGGTCTTAAAATGGCAAAAGCACAAGATGTATCCGTCCGTCAAGTTGGCCCTAAGGGTGCCAAAAAAGCGATCCGACACGCAATCAAGATGCGACGTCCAACATTCCTCTGGGGTCCTCCAGGCATTGGCAAGTCAGATCTCGTAAAGCAGATCGGTGATGACGCAGGTCGTGAGGTTATCGACGTTCGTCTAGCTCTGTGGGAACCCACAGACATTAAAGGTATCCCCTACTACAATGCTGATCAGGGCAAGATGGTTTGGGCACCCCCAGCAGAACTGCCTACTGATGCAGACTCTAAAGCAATCATCTTCCTAGATGAATTGAACTCTGCACCCCCAGCAGTCCAGGCCGCGGCCTATCAGTTGATCTTGAACCGCCGTGTTGGCACATACCATTTGCCCAAGGGTGTGGATGTTGTGGCGGCTGGTAACCGTGAAGGTGACCGTGGTGTCACATACCGTATGCCTGCTCCGTTGGCTAATCGTTTCATCCACTTGGAAATGAAAGTGGACTTTGATGACTTCCAAGACTGGGCTACCTTGAACAAGGTGCATCCAGAGGTCGTAGGTTATGTAGGTTTTGCCAAGCAGGACCTGTATGACTTCGATCCCAAGAGTTCCTCTAAGGCGTTTGCAACTCCACGCTCATGGGTGTTCGTCAGCGATCTGCTGTCAGACGATGACTGCGACAACGATACCCTGACAGCACTGATCGCAGGTGCTATTGGTGACGGCTTGGCTTCCAAGTTCATGGCTCACCGCAAGATCGCAGGTAAACTGCCCAAGGCTGGTGACATCCTCGACGGCAAGGTTAAGGACCTCCAGATCAAAGAAGTCAGTGCCATGTATTCGTTGACGGTGTCATTGTGCTACGAGCTCAAGGACCGTGCAGAGAAGAAGGCCAAGGGTTGGGACGATATGGCAGACTGTTTCTTCCGCTACATGATGGACAATTTCCCAACTGAGCTGGTTGTGATGGGTGCAAAGACAGCACTCACCAACTATGACTTGCCCCTGGACGCTACCAAGATGAAATCCTTCGATGAATTCCACAAGCGTTTTGGTAAGTATGTTTTGAGTGCCATGGAGAACTAAGACCTCGCC